AGCATTTCAGCAAAGCAAAGGGCGGGACGCCAAAGGACAAGTTTATTCGCGGTCTGGCGTGGGTTGCTTGCCGCTGGGCAGGACTGGTACGTCCGCGCGTGATAATGTTGGAGAATGTCGAAGAGTTTAAGACGTGGGGACCGCTTGGGCGTCGGAAGCATCCGATCAAGGCAAAGCAGGGAAAAACGTTTCATAAATTTATCCAGCAGCTTACTGATTTGGGATACGAAGTGCAGTTCCGGGAGCTGGTGGCGGCAGATTATGGAGCTCCTACCATGCGGAAGCGGTTCTTCCTGATTGCGCGATGCGATGGCAAGCCGATCGTATGGGCGCGACGTACCTACGGACCGGCAGACAGCCCGGAAGTAAAAGCTGGCTTGCTGAAACCTTATGTGGGGGCGTATACACAGCTGGATTTTTCACTCCCATGTCCGAGTATCTTCGATAGCGCCGAAGAAATTAAAGAAAAGTACGGAATCCGGGCGGTGCGTCCGCTGGCGAAGAAGACAATGGATCGCATTGCCCGTGGAATCAAGAAATTCATTCTGGATAACCCGGAGCCGTTCTTGATCCAGTGCAATCACGGCGGCGAACGTAAACCGGGGGATATCCGGCAGCCAATGCCGACAATTACCGGAAAGCATGGTTTTGGAGTAGTGGCACCGATACTGATTCAGTACCATTCGGAAACGACGCAAAATGAAACGCGTGGTCAAGGAATAGAAGATCCGCTTATGACGGTAGATGGTTCGAACAGATACGGTCTTGTTACATCGTTTATCAGCAAATTCTATAAGAGCGGTACCGGACAAGATATAAGGGAGCCATTACATACAGTGACGACCTCCCCGGGGCATTTTGGAGAGGTGCGGGCGTTTTTGACGAAGTATTACGGTGCCGGTACTGGGCAGGACATAAAAGCGCCGCTTGATACTATCACAGCGCAGGATCGTTTCGGGCTGGTAACCATATATGGCACTGAATATCAGATTGTGGATATCGGACTGCGGATGCTGGAACCGAAAGAGCTATACGGCTGCCAGGGATTTCCGGACGACTACATCATCGACCGGGATTGCGACGGGAAGCCTTATCCGAGAGCGGAGCAGGTGCGACGCTGTGGAAACGCTGTGTGTCCGCCGATACCTACGGCGCTGGTGCGGGCGAATCTGAAAGAGCTATGCGTTGCGAAGCGGCTGCCGAACTGCCGGGCGGATCGTCTGGGCGAGGATGCGGGCGGGCAGCTGAGGTTCGCGTAGGTCTGGAGAAAGCAGTTTCTGTTTGAAGCAGACGCTTTCTTTTTGTATTATTTTGATGTATGATAAAAGAAAAATATGTATGATGGGAGGGGTATAATGGCAAATATTATTGCAATCGTATGGGACTTTGATAAAACATTGGTAGATGGATATATGCAAGATCCCATTTTCGAACATTATGGTGTGAATGCACATGATTTTTGGAAAGAAGTAAATGAATTACCTGAGAAATATATGACCGAGCAAGGGGTTTTAGTAAACCCAGATACTATTTATTTGAATCAATTTATTCGATATGCAAAAGAGGGCAAATTCAAAGGTCTTACAAATGAAAAATTAAAGGAATTTGGATCAAAATTAAAATTTTATGCAGGAGTTCCGGAAATTTTTCAAGCAACAAAAGATTTAATAGAAAAGGATCCTATTTATCAGGAATATGGAATAAAAGTCGAACATTATATAGTAAGTACGGGGATGTCACAGGTTATAAAGGGCTCTTCGGTAATGCCGTATGTAGAACACATATGGGGGTGTGAGCTAATTGAGGGAGAAGATAATCAAGGAGCTCCTTGTATTTCTGAAATAGGCTTTACAATAGATAATACGAGCAAGACCAGGGCGTTGTTTGAAATTAATAAAGGAGTAAATAGTAAAGATGGGCGAGAAGGTGTTAAGGTAAATACTAAAATTCCAGAAGAATTACGACGAGTTCATTTTATAAATATGGTTTATATTGCGGATGGACCAAGTGATATTCCAGCATTTTCAGTAGTAAATAAAAACAATGGTGCAACATTTGCAATTTATCCAAAAGGAGATAAAAAGGCAATGAAGCAGGTTGAACAAATGCGTGTAGAGGGCAGAATTAATATGTATGCTGAGGCGGATTATACGGAAGGAACAACGGCATATATGTGGATTTGCAATAAAATAACAGAATTTGCAGAAAGGATTAGAGAAGAAGAAAAGGAAAAGATTGCAAAGTATACATCAGCAGGAGAACCAAAACATTTAATTTAGTAGTAAAGGGCATTATGTTCGATAAAACCAAGATACTTTTTTGAAAAAGTGACTTTTTGAAAAGGTTAGCAGATGCTATAATAAAGCGGTAAGGAGATTTACATAATAAAAAACCAAGCACCCAAAGATGCTTGGCTCTTATTGGAAACGTTTCCGC